TCCGACGGCGTTCATCATGGCGGTGCTCAACCAGCTCAAGCTCCCGTGGAAGACGGGTGAGAAGAGACCGGTGCTCTCACGGCGGATGCTGTACCAGCTTCCCGAACCCCTGCGAGAATTATTTTACTGAAAGGACAACACGACATGGACAACGTAAATCACCCCGAGCACTACACGAGCGGCGGGATCGAATGCATCGACGCGATCCGCGCAAGTCTCGGCGACAAGGAGTTCGCCGACTACTGCAAAGGCAACATCATCAAGTACCTCTGGCGCTACCGGCTCAAGAACGGCGCGGAGGACCTGCGCAAGGCGCGGGTGTATCTGAACTGGATGATCGAGGCGGAGGAGCGGGAAGGTCAGCCCGCGTCGGCGCCGGAGAAGGAAACAAAGAGCCCAGCGGCGGCACCGAAGAGCCGTTGGGAAGAGGGGCTTGAGGAAATTGCACGTCTCACTGTCTGCACATATTGTGCGCTGCCAGAAGGTCTCTGTTTGCATGACAACTGTGAGGAGCTTAACCGATGGCTCACCTGCATGAGGGAGGTGCTTGGGCATGCTCACGATTGAGAATGCACAGGTGTTCGGGTTTCAGGCAGCGATCCGCGGCATGAGAAACCCGAAGAACAGTTGGGCGAAGGGCGACAGCACCTTTGAGCTGAGCACGGACGAGAGAGGCGTGCAGATGATCGACCTCGGCCCGGCGGACCGGGAGCTCGCGGCGGCGCTTGCCAACTCCGGTCAGGATCACGGGAAGTTCCTGCGCATGGTCCACGTGCAGCTCGACGTGACCGCGCCGCTGTATTGGTGGAAGGAGGCCGATCAGTACAAGGTCGGCACGGTGACGGACTCGTGCAGCACGATGCACAAGATTCACGCGAAGAAGTTCACGATCGACGACTTCAGCCATGAGCACTTGATGGACGACGCAATGGCGGACGTGTTTCAGGTTCGATCCCCGTGGGACGTTCTGTATTCCACTGTCGATATGCTCAACCTTTGCAGGAAAAAGTTCCTTGAGGACAACGACAAGAAATACTGGTGGCAGCTCATACAGCTCCTGCCGTCCAGCTACAACCAGCGCCGGACGTGGGATCTGAACTACGCGGTGCTGCGCAACATCTACCACGCGCGCAAGAACCACAAGCTCGACGAGTGGCATACGCTGTGCAACTGGATCGAGACGCTGCCGTATGCGGAGGAGCTGATCTGCGGATGACAGATAAACAGCTTGGCGGAATGTTTTCTTCCGCCACGGACGGATGGAGGCGATGACAATGGCTGAATACTTAGAACGCGAAACGGCGGTTATGCGATTGATGCAGGACGGGTGCAGCGCAAAAAACGTACAGACCATCATGGCGCTTCCCGCCGTTGATGTTGACAAAATATCAGACGGATTCCACACTTTCGCGGACTTGTATGAGCAGCGGCTTATTCTATCTGCCGCTCTTGCCAAAAATAATCCGCATGCATGGAAAAGCAAGCGGCATGAGGACGGCAGCGTTCCTTTCGGCGGGGGATGGTTCATTATGGGCTTTGACACCGACGAAGGAAGTTATACATACCACTATGAGCTGAAAGACTGGGGTCTGTTTCAGTGTAAGGAATTGGACAAAGGAAAGCCGTGGGATGGTCACACGTCAAGAGATGTCCGAAGATTGCTTTCAATTCCTGCCGCCGATGGTGCACCGGTACGGCATGGGCGGTGGGTAACGCACTATCGAAGCGGAACGACTGTTGCCGAGGGGTATGTATCAACGTGCTGCGATATGTGGAACAACCGTAAGAGCGATTTTTGCCCCAACTGCGGCGCTCGAATGGACGGTGCGGAATGAGTATCCTTTATTTCATTATGCGGCTGTGCGTCCCGTGGTGTGACAGTGCCGATCATGCGGTTGTGAATGCTCTGCTTTGCATATCCGACGCACTGTGGGTCATAGTGGTCGGCAAAATTTTCGGATGGTGGTGATTGAGGAATGAACCTTGCCAGCATACACATCTCGGATTACGTTGCCGAGCAGAGAAGGAAGATTCCCACGGCTGACGCCGTTCCTCTCTCGGAGCTTATCGAGCTCCGGGACCGGCTCAACGAGGACTGCGTTATCACGAGGCGGGGGCTGCGCGATCTCAACGTGCTGATCGCTAAATACGAAGGAGGAAGAAAGGACGGTAACAATGGAACAGCTTAAACCTTGCCCGTTTTGCGGCGGAGAAGCGAAAGTCTTTATAAAAAGCAGCGTCTCAGCAGGACCGCGTAGATGGTGGAATTTTGGAATAAGTTGCTCTCTGTGCGGTATCGTGTCTCCTCGTACTGATTATCATCTCGAAGTTAATTTTGACAGCGACGGCGAGCTTGAGATACTTCACGACGACAGATCGTTAGCTGCAACAATGTGGAATGAAAGGAGTAAAACATGAAAAAGAAAGCTATGCTGTCCCAGCCGATGGCTGGACGAACGGAACAGGAAATCATTGCAACGCGAAACCGTGCCATTGCCGAGCTGGAACGGCGCGGATATGAAGTCGTGAACACGCTGTTCACGGACGAGTGGTACAGCGCGGAGAAAATGACGGAGCGCGGCGTTGTGCAGATTCCGCTTTGCTTCCTCGCAAAGTCTCTGGAAAACATGAGCCTTTGCCATGCCGCCTACTTCTGCCACGGCTGGCAGAACGCGCGAGGCTGCCGCATTGAGCATGACGCGGCGGTCGCTTACGGGCTGGAGGTGATCGAGGAATGAGCAGTAAATCGAAAAAGCACCGCCGCACACCGATGATGAGCATCACCAAGGCTACCACTGCCGCGGAG